ATTAAAGTTTCATTCCTAGCATATATCCAAGTGCAAAGATTGGAGACATTGCCACGATAAAATAGATGATTTTGCCTGTGATTTGAAGTGCTTTTTTCATGGTGTAGAAAGTTATGCCCCCGAAGGGGCTTTTGATTATTACTGTGAATCTTCAATAAATGAAATCAAATGATTTGCTATTAGGTACATTACAGCAGTTTGATTTTCATTCCATTCCTTAGCAGGTATCCCGTTATCTTTCATAAATTGAATGCAAAAAGGAATAAATGCAGGATTGGAAAACAATTCAGTTCTTTTGTTTACAAAATTTTCGATGTCAAATTGAGTTTTCATAGTGTGTTTTGGTTAGATGTCCTTGTTTGTTGAGTCAAATATCTTAGGAATAAATTAGAAAACAAAATATTTCAGCAAAATTTTTGAATTAATTTTTTATTCCGTGCTTCCTTGATTACCAGAGTGACATTCTTGACAGGCAAATCTAGATCCTCGGCAATTTCATAGTTATTGTAGCCCCAACAGGAAAGGGTTATTATCCTGTTCACCTGATCCTTTGGCAGAACTTCCATCAAGTTGCTTCTTGGATTGCTCTTATTTACTAGGAGGATCTTATATAGGATGTATTGCACTACTATATTCTTCACCCCCATCATCTCGGCTATCTTATTTCTCGTGTAGCCTTGTGCGTATAGATCCTTGACAAGGGGTGCTAGGCTTTGGTATTTGCAAGCAGCCATATTCTTATAAAGGTTTCATTGAATGGAAGTCTTTCTGTTTGGTAGGTAGATCTTATTCCCTTCGGTGCAAGGTCTCCAGGTCGCTGTATTTCTTTTCCTAGGTATTTCATTTGATTGATAGGTTGAAGTTTTCCACTAGTCTAGCACCCGTGATCGAGTACCCTTCCTTGATTGCTTTTTTGATTGCTAATTTGTCCGCTGTGATCGTGACCTTTTTTATCTGCCAATCTACCGGCAAAGCCTCAGGTATTTCTACCTCCACCGCTTCGGATCTTCTTAGTGATATCTTGAATAGTGGGCTTTCTATCTTCTCGATTCCACTAACTAGCATCGCCTTCTTGAGGTTTTCTGTTAACCAGGTTACCTTCTTATCTCTGCTTTCTTTCATTGCCTTGAGACGCTTTATTTCGGCATCTATTTGATCCGCTTCGCTTTGATAGTTGGCTATCACCTTCGCATAGTTTATGCCTTTGCTTTGAAGTTGCTCCTGATTGATAAGTAACTCTGCTTCTAGTTCTGGAGTCAGTTCTTCGGTTTCAAGGAGGGCAGCCAAGTACTGCGCCTCCTGTGTCAATTGATACAAATTCATAGTAGTCCTTCGATTATTTCTTTTTGATCATTGGTTAACGTGTATTTTTTTAGTGCCTCCTTGGCTGTCTTCTGCTGCTCAGGAGTTCCATTCAAGTACTGTACTATTCCTGCGAACTGCTGCTCTGTAGGTGCTACCTTAACCGGTGTAGGTGCTTGTCTCAAAGGCTTCATTGCTGCCTCGGCATCATCATCTGAAATGGCTAGATTCAGCACACTTGTGATAGCATATCTCCTTGCGTAACTGATAGCACTACCTTGAGCCTGTGGATCGTTCTGCCGTACTACCTGGAGTGTGTAGGTAGCAGAGATAAACTCACCGCTATCTGCGTGAATTAGCATAGTGGTTAAGCCGTCTCCATTTGGGAACTGAGATAATACAAGCCCTGCTTTTTCTAATGGCTCGGCTATCTCTGTAATGATGTGAGGAAGGCTTGCATAATTGGACTTGAAGAATGGGTTCTTTGCATCCTTTGAAATGCTCCCTACCATAGCGTGAAACTTGGCTAGGGATTGGGTAAGGTTTTGAATACTCGGTGATCTTTCCATTTGGTTTGTGTTTATTTGGTTAATAGTTTCTTTCAATTTGTATTTCTAATTCCATGAGAATCGAAGCAGTAGGCTTGATTTCCACCACCTTCTCTAGATCTTCATCATAATAGGATAGGCTAGTAGTGTGATCTATGCTGATCTCCATCTCCCCATAGGCAGGAGCATACTCGCTTTCATCTTCACCGGTATGTTCTATGGTGTAGTCACCTTGCCAGACGTACTCCCTACCTTCGTAGATGAATTCGATCTCTTGATCGTAGAAATTTTCTGTTTCGTAGTTCATGATTTTTAGGGTTTAAAGTAAAGCCCCGAAGGGCTGTGTTTTATCTTTCGTTTAGGCTGATAAATTCTAAGTCTTCATTTTCTTCTTCTAGGCTTCTCAATACTTGTGAAAGAGTAGATGCCATTTCTGAAAGCATATCTTCTCTCATTGAATTGATCTGATAGTTTTCCTTTGTCCAAACTTCCTTCTGAAGTTGATCCTGCATTGCGAATACTTTGTTTAGTTCCTGCTGTACTTTTTCGATTGCTTTCATAGTGTTTTTGGTTTTATGTCCCTGTTTGATGAATCAAATATCGAAGGAAAAAATTAGAAAACAAAATAAATGTGAAAAAATTTTACACAAAAAGTAAGATTTTTTTCAAGTGTACTTTTTTATCATTATAACTTGCCAAAAAAAAACTATGGAAGAATCAGAGATCATTAACCCTTTTGGGTACGGCAGAGCCTCTAAGGTAATGGATGAAAACCGCAAGCCTGCTGAGTGGTGGGTAGACTACATTCAATTCAATGAGGTAGTGAGTGAGAATGAGTTTTACATTCTTTTTGAGGATGGTTTCCTGATCAAAAAGGGAAGGTCAAAGTTCAAATCAAGTCAATACCTGAAAGGGGATAGGTTCAAAACTTTCAAGGAGTGCCATGAGTTCACGTTCTAGATCCTTCTTTAAAGTAGTAGGATTTTCTCTTATCTTTGCCTTGATAGTTATAGCCATCTTTGAACTCTTCTACTAATGAATGATTTTGCAAATAAGATTTCATCTTACCTTTTAGAAATCCGTGAACTGCTGATTACCAAAAATTTGAAGTACGGGAATTCTGCCCTTGAGCCTATAGGCATCTTCTCAAAACTAGATCCTAGGGAAGGTTTGCTTATCAGGATAGATGATAAACTCAAGCGGATAAAAAACGGGAGCCTGGAAAAGGATGATGAAGATGTGATCAATGATTTGATAGGCTATCTAGTCCTGCTCAAGATTCAAACACAAGAGGATAGTTACAAAAGGAACAGGGAAAACAGGCTGAAAAATAGGATAGCAAACGAAGACTAATTCGGAAAAAATCCGAATTAATCCAGGTCACTTTCCTGATCTAGGTGAAGGATCTCGCTTCGGATGTCTTGATACCTGCCCTTGATTAGGCAGGAAGTATTATCGTAGAAGTAGATGATCTGGATATCATGCAGTAACTCCTGCACATATTGGATGTCCCCGATCCTTACCATCCGCCTTGACCATTCGTGCTGTACCTCTAAGCCTAGAGATTTCCAGTCAATGGTTTGGCCTGATAGCATGACTTCGATTTCAATCCACATTTAGAATAGTTTTTTAGATACACCTATTTGATGCACTCCCTGTAGTGGTTGGAATTGGTATTCAAATAGGTACTTGTTATCAAGGTAAGAAATTTTTGCGCTAGGTTGAAGCAATGAGTTGACTCCGGCACCTAGGTAGATCCCCTTCGGCTTTATGACTTTTGTTTCTGTTTTTGTTTCGGTTATTGTGTTCGTAACCACAGGTATTTTGAAATCGTTTGTAGCAGTCATTTTAAGCACTTCTCCAAGGACTTCACCACTCACATAGGTACTTCCATAGTCCGAAGGAAAGGATGTCTTAAACAGGCTTATTTTAGGCTCATATTCTTTTAGAACCGTATCCCTTAAAACCTGAGTTTTAATCCTAGTTTTTGGGATGTAAATAGTATCTACCACATGAGAGTAAATTGTATCCGTTTCTACCTTCGTTTCTGTTTTGTAGACTGTCTCTACTTCTGGTCTAGGATAGATCACAAAAGCAAGGATCACCCCTATCAAAAAAGAGATGGTAGCAATCCTGATCCGTTCATCATCTAGCAGTTCTTTCATTGAGTTATAAAAAGGTCTTCATCATAAAACATAGCCCTGAACTGATCTCTGCATTTTTGCAAGGTTTGGTACTCCTCATCCGTGAGATCCTCGTACTTGATTTGATTTTTAAGCCATTGGTCAAAGTCATAGGTGATACCTCTTAACTTCTGCCCGTTAATGGCTGCTCGGAAGTCTTCCTCTTCCTCTGGTAAGTTAAATGATAGTTCTACTTTCATACGATTCCTCTGTATTCCGCCTTCGCATCAAAGCATGGACAGGCTTTGTTTGCATTTGGAAAATCCCTATGCCCTTGAATTATCAGGAACTTATTATCTGCCCACTCAATCACCTCATTTATGCACAACAAAATTGCTTTTTTTTGCGCATCGGTTCGGTTGTCAATCGGCTTTCCTTCCTTGGTTATCCCTCCAATGTAAGAAATGTGAATTGATTCCTTATTAAAACCCCTTACCCCGTTTGCTATTCTGTTAAAATCCATTAGCCTATGGATCGTTCCATTAGGTTCAATCAGTAGATGATAGCCTGGAGACTTCCATCCTAGCGTATCTTTCCAATGCCTTTGAATGGCTGCCACGGTAGCAGTAGGTTGTGAAGCCGTGCAATGAATAGCAATATATTTTATAGGTCTTTTCATAGTTCCATCATTACATTAAAGGGAAGTTTTCCGTAGTCTAAGGTAATACCTACACCTATAGCAGGTTTCTTTCCTGCCTTTGCGTATGCCATTGCGTAGGTCTGCTTATTTATTCCACATCCTACTTGCTTTCCAAATAGTTTGAAGTTCTTTCCTACTGCGAAATTTGTGTAGGCTTCCGTATGTCTATGCCCCTGAATGGTAGAAATTAAATCTGATTTAGCCCTTGCTATAGCAGTACCCTGTTCACCATGAACATAGAGATTGTCATAAAGGATATGCTCCTCAACAAAGTCCCAGCCTGGAGTTTCAAGCACTTCTTTATAGGTCTTAATCCACTTCTTTGAAATCCCTGCCGTGTAGGCTTTTCTCATTACTAGCCTGTCATGATTTCCAATAATTACCATGGCTTCAGGAAAAGCATCCCTCCACTTTTTGATTCTATCTATAGCATGGTTCAATTCATCCAAAGCACTCATTCCATCAGGATCAGTCTCATGATAGGATGCGTAGTGATTGTCAATGATATCACCTAGGAAAACTACCTTTTCAGTTTTATACCTATGCTTCTGCTCAATGCAGAAATCTAAATATTCATCTAAACAGAAAGGCTCATGCAGATCTCCAATCTCCAAAACCCCACCGCCTCTTTTTGCATTTCTAATTCCCTGAATGATCTCCCATTCATGCTGATTTAATCTTGGTCTGTATTGCTCCATTAGATGACTAAGGATGTGATAATGATATGAAGGAACTCTAAAAAGTATTTGAGAGATTCAGGCTCAAGAACATAGGCTGCCACACTTGCTATCACTATCAAAGAAATAGCCCAAATGGTCAAGCGTTTTCTATCTGCCTTGACCTCTGTACTTTTTAGGTCTGCTTTCGTTTTTTGCATATGATTTTTTAGCCTTCCCTTTTCTGCGCTTCCCAAATGCAGAAGCCTTCTGAACACTACTTGCCTTCTTCATCTTTCCTGCTGTCAAAGATTGCTTTTTCGTTTTTTATTTTATACACTAGCCACACGATTGAAAGCAGCGAAATGATCATAGTCAAGACCACATTTAAGAAGTCTATACCTATGGCCTGGAAAACATTCGCAAGGACTGCTACTAATGTGGAGGGTACTCCTATTTCATCTTTCTGCAAGATATTCATTTCATTATTCGGTAGGGATTTGGCACATATTTAAAGGCATTGGAGCAGTAACCTGTACAGAGATTGATACACCGGCTGTAAAGTCATCAAAGCGTTCTTGGAAAAATTCCAGAGTCGAATTAGGAGCAGTATTAAAGGTGTAGTCATTATCAAGTTTTAATTTTGCTAGGACATCCAAAGCCACGAGCATCTGGTCACTTTGAATCTGTAGCCTATTGCTTTTGTCTTCAGTTAATAGATCAGCAAAGAGAAGGACTAGATCGTAGCGTAGAGTAGTAGAATTATAGATTGCAGGCCGTACCACAGTCCAAAGTACAGGGTATTGAATCTCTCCGCCATTATCTACATAGTCATAGATGTCACCCTCTCCGAAGGTTCGGATCATTGGGTGCGCTTCTTGGATTGCTTTTAACTTTTTGACTAGGTCTACTAATGTCATGCTGCTTGCTTAGGAATTCTTTTAACTTTTTTTCGTTTTTAGAATAAGCCATTTTTAGAATGGTTTTTTGTATCTGTTCCCTTGGTATCTTTCGCTGTATGGTCTGTGATCTTCATAGTCCCCACGGCCTAGATTGATAGCCACCTTGTACTGATTGCTCACAGGCTGAATAGTAGTCACATCAGATCCTGGATTTAAGTATTCCGGATACTGCTCAGAATTAGCACATAGGTAATTGATCGCCCGTTCAGCGTACCACTCGGCATATCCCTTGTAGTATTGGCTGATGCTCTGCAATTCTGCGAAGGTAGGTTCTGTGATGTTCTCAGACTTCCGCTTCACTACCCCTTTATTAACAAACTTGTACTGCATAGCCATAGGCAATTCACCTAGGACATAGTTGAAAAGCGTATCTGTAAGGTAGGAATCTAGAAAGGTCTTGTAGACTGCATTCCCTCCTTGACCTATAGTGCCATTTGAAATGAGTAGAAGGATCTTGTCATAAAGCGCAGTCCCACAGATAGGATGTATATACCTATCCTGAGTCATCTTAATTACCTGAGTAACATTCTTCAGGTCAATATTTGCGGAGGCTACCGTGAAATCCTTGAAGGATTGTTCCGATATCATTAAAACATTTGCGCTCATTATGATGTTTTTTCTACAACTACGTTTCTTTTCCACTCATGTCGGCAGAAAGGTGTTCTTCTACCCGTGTTTGGATTGGTATACCATCCTCCACAAAGTTGAAATACCGAATAGCCTAACTGATTGGATATGTTTTGAATCTCTTCTCTGGTAAAGAATAGCCCACTTCCGTACAACTTCTCACACAAAGGTCTAGATCCACTCTTTGCTTCCGGTACGTTTGGTCTTTCCTCATAGGAATAAAGCACCTTAAAGGATGTAACAGGCTGAAGTCTCTTGATAGCCGCTTCTCCTGTTCTAGTCACCGATCTAGTGATCAAGCCTTCTCTTGAGATCTTCTCAACTAGCACCTGGTCATCTATCAAGGTATTGATTCTTGAGATCACGGATGCCTCATCAATCCCTACAGCCTTTGCAATTTGTGGAATAGTCACCGCATCATTTCTTTGAATCTGAGTAAGGATCTTTTTCTGCACCTCATTGAGTAGGTACTCGGCAAATAGATCTTGCTTGATAAAGTCTTCCATGCTTGAGAAGTGCATCTTTGAACTTTCAATCACCTTAAATTTATCCTTAGATACCCCTTTGCCTTCAAACTTTTTTAGGATATCTGCATCGTGTTCTGAGATTGAACATTCAAGGTGGAGGTGATCAGAGAAAGCAGCAGCAGGTTCTTCTCCAATATTTGCAGGAGTCACTATCTCAGTCCTTACAGGTAGACCAATCAATTGACGCAATTCATTTACATCCATGCTCTCAACTACCTTAGTAGCAATCAATGGAGAAAGGCTGTTCAATGAGTTGATAATGTCCTGTGATCCTTGGCTCTCTTTCTTCTCGATTGGAGCAAGTCCCAACTTCTCACGAATTTCATCCTGAGTCATGTTAGTAGAAATAATCTGCTCACTAAATTGGAAAGAAATAGGCTCAGTTTTCTTGATCTCAAGTTCTGCTACTATGTCATTGAATTTCAAGAGGTAATTCACCACCTCTTCAAGGCTTTGTTGCTTTGCATTTACATAGGTGTTCTGGAACAACTCAGATGCTTCCCGAAGTTCTGCTCTACCGCCTAGTTGCCCTTCTGTTTTAACCCCGAAAAGCATAGGGCTAGTAACCTTATGACCGGTAAAAATCTCCTGCTGTACAGTCTTATTTAGAAGGTCAAAGTGCTTGTCTAATTCAGTACCGGAAAGGTCAACTATTGAAGGCTCATTCTCTTTTGAATCATTGAAAGCAAGCATGAATTTTCCTGCGTTCTTTGATCCTGAGAATTTATCCTTGAATTGTCTTTCGATTCTATCCTCTTCCTCTTGGCTTACCTTACCCCCGTTTAGGTTGATAAGTTTAGAAGAGAACATCCCGTTATTAATCGTGTTCAGGTGGTATTCACCAATAGAGATATCTAGTTCAATGTAGGAAATAGCCCCTCTGTAATCAGGTAGGGAGTAGGTATTTGCCCCTGCTCTGTATTCTTTGAAGTACAGGATCTGTGTGCCTGTGGTGTTATTAGGATCAAAAGCCGGGTAGGTCTCAAAATCAGGTCTAGGATTTACGTTATCGTTCTTGATCCAATTATCCGAAACGTAGAATTCGCTATTGTCTAGGTTCGTTCTAACCTTATAGTAGTCGACATGATAAAGTTCTGCAATTTCACCGGTGCCTTTTGTCCAGATTACCTGTAGGTAGTAGCCTCCAAAAATAGATAAATCGGTAACAAGTTTTTTAGTCAACTCATTAAGGCTTTCTTCCTTGGTGTTGATTCGATCAATCAAGCCGAATGCTTTCGCCTTCTGCATCTCATCCTCAGCCTTGACAGTCCACCCATTACCGCAGATATAGTCTACCTTACCTGTAATGATAGCGTTATTCTTTGCGCTATTGTTGTAGATCCGCAGTAGGTAGTTAGGGTAGTCATTTTTTTCCCCGTAGTAAACGTATTCTTTCCCTTTTACTTCTTTGTAAACGGGTAGAGGCACTTGGTCAAACTTGAATAATTTTATCATGCTGTTGTATAGGTCTTATAAGTACCATTGTAGCCGTTGTATCTTACCACTCCTGTAGTGGATAGATTAGGTGCAGTTAACTCCATTTTCCCTGTGGCAATAACATCAGCACCGCTTCCCGTTTGGGTAACATAGTACCGCCAAAAGCCTACTGTGCTACTAGTAAAGGATGCTTCGCTAATTGCAAATTCTGAATATCTATCTTTGAATTGACTCACATCTGTTAGGTTTAAAGTCACTTCCTCCTTTGTTACTTCATGCTGAAATAAAAAGGTATAGGAATTGCTGCTAGTTTCTCTTTTATCAAATAGGGCTATATAGATCACGCTATTCGCACCCTTCTCAATTATCACCATACCTTTAAATATTAAAACCCTTAAGTATGTACACAAAAAAAACAGCCCCAAAATTAGGGCTGCTTTTCACATCTAAACAACAAACCAAATATTAATCAACAGGAGGAGTGCCAGTAAATAGGGCAGCAAGTTCTTTCTCGTTTCCTGTGAATGTCAAGGTGTAGCCGTTACGATCACCGAATGCAGTACCTGATCCTGAACCGCCACCGGTTAAATCAAGTCCGTTATCAATTCCTAGAACCCAGGTCTTGTTATTGTTATCCTGAACAAGGGCAACTAGTCTATTCTTAGCAAGTAGAAGGATCTCATTACGAGTATTTACCTGCAATTTATTTAGGATGATCTCCAAGGTCTGAGCATAGAAAACAGTTCCATTCTGAACGTTGGTATTCACGGCTTCAGCAAAGTTGGAAGATTCCTTTACTAGGTCATACTTCCAGAAATATTTGCCTGAATCCATAGTCACACCGGTATAAGTTCCGGCAGTACCTGTCCATGATGCAATATCTTCTACGGCTGCAAACCATACTGCCTTCAAACCACCGATAGAATCTTTGCAGTCAAGGGTATAGTTCTGAGTTAATGCGCAAGCCATATTTTATTTTTTTAAAGATTAGTAAAATAGGGTAGGGGTGAATCCCCTACCCGTGATTTGAATTAAGGAGCAACGTACTTCTTCCAGAATACTACTTCATCCGGGAAGGCAAGTTGACATCCTAGTTTGAACTCAACTACGAATCTCATTTCATCCGCCTCTTTTGCATAGAACAATTCGAAACGATCTTGCTCATTCAAAAGGTCAGTACCTAGGTACATATTGCTCATAGAAAGACCTACTAGGTAATCAGTACCATTCAAGCCGTTAACACCAATCAACTTGATGTTTGTGCCAGGTACTACTAGTTCCATGTTAGCAGCATCTACAGGGTAGTGGAAGTAGTTAGCCTCTCTCAAAGCAATAACATACTCTCTGAAAGTATCATTACCGCAGAAGATTACCACATCATCCTTGTCCAAAAGGGCAGCAGGAAGGGCAGCGAATACCATGTCAACAGCAGCAATCACGTTGCTAGAAGTCAAAGTAGTCTGGTTGCCTGTGTTACCATTGATAGGGTCACCTGAACCACCGAATCCAAGAGCATTGATGATAGTTGCAAATCCTTGGAACTTGTTCAATTGACCATTTTGAGATGAAGTATCTCCCTGCCAGATAGCAGTCTCAAGGGCAGCACCGATTCTTGCTACTTTCTGAGCAGAGAATTCAGCACCATAAGCCATGTAGTCATAGGTAGATCCTTCACGCAAAGCCTTCTGAGTGTACTTAGCCTCGAATGCTTTAGGGCAGATGCTTTCCTGAATTTTGATTTTGCCTACTGTGATAGTACGCTGTGTGATAGTGGTAGTTCCTGAAGAGTTGAAACCGCAAGTTCCACCTGCTTGGAATACCGCATCGGTAGTCATGATGTTGATAGTCTCAGCGGATTTTACACCCACCTGAACGTTACCAAGTGCTTCGATCAAAGAAGCAGTTTTTGCTGAGAAGATCGCAGCAGATGTCAACTGCAATTCGTTCTCCTTCACATAGTTAGTTAATCCTGATAAATCTAGTGCCATTTTTTTATTTGTTTTTTAATTTTTGAAATGCGCTTTGAAGGTTGGTATACCTGTCATTTTTTTCTACTTTCAACTGCTTTGCAAATTGGTTTGGGCTAGTGATAGGCTTATCACTTGGCTCTTTTGCAAGAGACTCAAGGACTACTGCGGACATCTTTACCGCTTCCTTTACCTCTTCTGCTTTCTCTTCCATTGCCTTAACTTTTGCAGTCAATTCTTCTACCTTTTTTTCAAGGTCACCCATGGCTTGCTCTACCTTAGCCATTGCTTCATCCTTCTTAGGATCTTCTTCAGCAGGCACTTCAGCAGCAGCCTCAATCTCTACTTCGATCTTAGGCTCTTCATCTGCTTTCTTTACCTCTGCAATTTTACCTTCCTCAAGTACTACCACTACCTCACCTGACTCAAGTTGATGCTCTCCAACAGGTGCAGGGATTTGTGCCCCATCTTCACCGATTACAAAGATCGAACCCGCCTCAAGATCGTAGGCTACTACTGTGCCGTCCACAAGTTTACCTTCAACCAATGCGAAGGCTGCCTGCTTTTCTGCCTCTGAGAAAAGTAGTTTTTTGATTTCTGCTAGTGCTTCTTTTGCGTTCATAATTGTAAATATTAAATTGATTTTTAATGTTCAATTTGAGAAAGTATCTTGAAGATCTGCTGCATGATCTGCTCCTCCTGAGTTACTACTTTGTTGGTCTTCTCATAGCGGAAAAGTCCCTCCACAGAAAAGCCTTTGAAAGTACCTGCTTTCACTTCATTCCATATCTTCTCGTTATCAACTTTGAAAGACCCAAACCATGAGCCATTTGAGATATCTTCAAAGCCCTTCGGAGGCATGATACCTTTCTCCCTGTCAATGATGTAGGATTCAAACATATAGACCCCATCTACCGGAGTGCTATGCTCTACATTTACCTTGGATTGGTAGCCTTTCTTAAAGAATCTTTGCACAATCTTCTTGATCTCGGCAGCAGAGAAAGAAACGTAGTACTCCTCATCCTGATCCCTTCTGTAGATAGGTAGATCTGCAACCATCAAAGGCCCGGTCACGATTCTCTGATCCTGATTCTCAATACTGAATTTGTTAAAACCTACAGCCCTGAAATCTTCCTGATTCATTTTGCTCTCAGCCCATCTAAGCATAGGCTCACCACCCCACAAAAGATATGAGATAGTCCCGCAGGCTTCGGTATCTTCAGGGTTATAGTACTCGGCAGCCCTGCTTAGGTAGGAGTATGTTCTTCGGATGGTCTCTCTCGACAAGTTTTCGCCTGCCATTATTTGAGTCGCACGAACTTTTCCTACCTGAGTAGCGCATCTATTCCCTATTGCCTCATTCAAACGGATACCCCTTTCGGCATTATCCTTTGCTGATTGAGGGTAGTCATTGTATGAATCTTCTTGAAATCTACCTTCCCATTGAGTCGAGCAGATAGCCACCGCCTGGTCGGATTCCTTACCCTCATTAATCATGTATTCAATGCATCTAGGTAGAAAGTCTTCTTTGCTTTCCCCTTGGCTAGGCTCTACGAACTGCTGCGAAAAGGCTAAAAAGTTTTTCTGAATTGCAGGGTATTCTACTAAGGCAATGAAGTCTACTTCCTCTTCGCCTTCAATAGTATCCCCGATCATCATTTCATATAGTGGTAGTTTCTTTTCCATATCCTTAACTATTAAAATCCTGCTCTACGTTCAATATCTGCTACTCGCTTCTGTGTCCCTGTCACTTCGCTTTCTACCACATAAGCCCGTAAAGGTTGTGTAGGTTGCATGGCAGCACCTAATGCCGTGATAGGGCTGTTCCCGATAGTAGGCACTTGAGGAACACTACCAGGAGCAGCAGCCGAAATCGAAGGAGCAGATGCAGCACCACCTCCAGGCACCTTAGTTTTCACGATCTCCCTCACGTTCTTAATACCACCGGCTACCGCAATAGCAGCAGCAATGGCAGCCCTGATAGGGGATGAAGGATCACCTGGAATCAACTGCGAAGTATAGGCTTTCTGCGCACCTAGATAGGTGTCTATAGTTGTAGCCGCTATAGCCGTAGCCTTTCCCGCTGCCGTGTTCTTTCCTACTAGATCTGAGACAGTACCTAGAAGACCTGCAGCCATAGCAGCATTTGCCATCTTTGCCTCATTCTCTTTTTTATCAATCTCCATACGAGCCTCAGAGTAACCCTTCAAGGCTTCATTGTATTGCTGCTCATTGATTAACCCCTTTTGAAACTGCTCAAGGGATAGGGCTTCTTTCTGGTCAATTAAATCCTTTTGAATTTGGAAACTTGCCTCCGCCTGTTTCATCTCTGCATCTAGTTCTGCTATAGCCCTTTCTGAATTTGCTAGATCAATGGTCATTTGAAGATTATCCAAAGCCTGCTTTTCTTGCTGTGCAAGTTCTAGTTGAAGGGCAGTCTTCTGCTCGGAAGTTAGTTTCTCGTTATTGAGAATTTCATCTCTCTGCTTCTGGTATTCTATCAGGATCTGCTCCCTTGCTTTTTCATTCTCATCTTTAATACCATCTAGTCGGATCTGAGTCCTAATATCATTTAATTGCTTCTGGAATTCTGCTTCTTTATCCGCTTCCTCCTTTTGGAATTTATCCCGTACCGCCTGAAGTTCTTTGCTTCTTGCAGCCTCTAGACTGCCGTCATCTTTCACTCCTGCTTCATCTAGTTTCTTTTGCTTTTCAGCATAGGTTTTCTTGATTGCTTCCTCCTGCTGCTGCTGCTCATTTAGCATTTTAGTTCTTGCCTCCTGAAGGATAGCCTCTGCCTCCATCTCCTTCTGCATCTGCTTTTCTCTTTCTGCTGATGCCTTTTCTCCGTCTGCTTTCTGTGCTTCCATAGATGCCAAATCGTAGCCTGCTCTTTGCTCCTTCAATCGGTCAAGAGTACTCCGCGCTTCTTTTATCGTAGCATCTCCCTCTTCCGCTACTGCTTCAGGATCGAATACAAAAGAGGCTAAATAATTAGCCGAATCATTTACTAAATTGGTAGCCTCCTCAATAACACCCAACTGCTTCAATGCTCCGCTGATATTATCAATCGAAGCAAGGATCATTGTCAATGGTAGCGAAACGAATTTCAGTATCCCTGCAAGGATAGCCTGATTCCTTTTTGCCGCTTCTACCTGTGCCTGCTTGGTAGCCTCTGCATTTTGAAGATTAATCTCAGCCGATTTGATAGCCTCATCGGTTTGTGCCATCTTCAACTGAAGGATTTCCTCCTCAGATTTTCCTTGAAGTTTCAATTGATTAGTCTGCCCATCAATTGCCTCAAGTTTTTCCTGATTCGCTGCTAGGTCTTTTTGAGTCTGTTCATTGAGTTTTTTCTGCTCACTTGATACACCGCCAACCAAGGCCATGATATCCTCCCAATAGGCCACTAATAAGCCCACAGCCACTACTAGCGCACCGATACCCGTAGAGATCAAAGCCTTTTTAAATCCGTTCGCCCCTGCTGTCAATCCCTTGAAAGTGATGCTCAACTGCTCACCTACTTTGCCTATGTCTTTCAATTGTGAAAGCCCCTGAGAAAGTGCCATTGCAGACTGAACTTTCAAGAGTGCTTTTTCTACATCTTCGGATTCGTTACCGAATAAAGCCATAGCACCCTGAACTGCTGCAATACCTCCGGCCGCTGTGGAGGCTGCTGTGGTTAATGCCTGAAACCTTTTGCCTGGATCAAATAACTGAGCCGCCTCATTGGCATCTTCAATAGAATCACGGATGCCTGCTACCTTTTGCGCTGCCTGTACCGCTTCATCACTTAGTTCACCGTACTTTTGCCGTGCTTGTTGTAACTCTTGAGTCGCTTCCCTTAATTGTTTCTTAAGTGGTTTGACATCTGCATCTAAAATGATCTTATTTTCTTCAGCCATTGGATAGGTATTTTAAAGGTTTGGGGAATCCCCAAGAATTCCCCATTTGTTTACTACTCTGCTTCTACTTCTTCCTTCGGGTTCTGCTCCTGCACTTGCTGCGCTAGGAATTGGATGAAGGACATCCCGTACTTTGTGGGCAATTCGTTTGCCCATGCTTCTAGCATTTTGATTTGGTCTTCTGTTAGTGTGATTTTCATTTTGTTTTTATTTGGTTTTAAGTGAATCTATTTCTGCTTTAAGTTCTTGAATTGACTTGACCAACAAAGGAACTAATTCTGATTTTGCTACTCCCCAATTTCTATCTTCATCTCCTTCAGAAACATATTGAGGAAGAACTTCAAAAAGTTCTTGAGCCACAAATCCGAAATCTTCTTTTATGTCGGTATCCTTCCAATCGTATTTTCTAACTTTTATCTGTAGGACTTTTTCAATTGCATTATCACTATCTGAGATATTTTCTTTCAATCTTTCATCAGATGTGGCAGTATATGCTCCTGTAGAATTGTTAATATTTGCAACAGAAGTACCGCCATTATTATAGAAGTTGAAATTTGAATTTGAACTATCAACACCAATTCCCCAAGCGTAAGCACCTGCGGATCTAGCCATTCTTATTATTTGACCATTAGAGCCTGAAGGCAAAACAACTTCTAGTTGAGCACTTGGACTAGCCGTGCCGATGCCTACATTGCCGGAGGAATTCCAAGTTAAGACAGAAGTTCCTGTAGTCCCTAATGAAGCACCATATCCTAAACTAAAAACATTTGCAGAATTATTTAAAATAAATCCGTAGTTTGATCCTGCTGAATTGATAGCGAAAACATTCCCTCCATTATTATTCCCTAAAGTAACACCTGTTATCTCTAGCCTAGTACTAGGACTAGTCGTGCCTATGCCTACGTTGCCGGAGCCTGTAATTCTCATTCTTTCTACAGGTGTAGAAAAAGTTGGGTTTGTATAAAATAATAGATGATGCGAATTATCATCCAAAGGTGTTACTGCTTGAATAGCCGCTGCCCTTGTTGTATTATTGTTAGTAGTTAACCATAAAGTACCACCTGTAGATGGTGTTGATGGAGTGCCTAAATTTATTAATACATTGTTGCTAGCCGTCACGCTACTTGAGAAGGTAGCCGCGCCTGTGGAGGCTATTGTCAGTCTATCGGTATCACCTGTTTGTAAAATAAGTGGAACTGAAGTT